GCAGTGAGTGAGCCACATCTTCTTATACGACAACATGCCGTGAATTTCATCAAAAGCTTCTGTTTGCTTTCGGGTGGAAACATAGTCATCATGATTTCCCTTGATAAGAATTTTGCGCCCTTGAAGATTTTTATAAACATCTAATGATTCATCACAGAACGCCGCATCTCCCATAACAAAAATAATGTCGTTTTTGCGAATTGTATTCTGCCAAAAATCGCAAAATATAGCAGTGTTGTCTTCCACGGATTGAACCCATGGTCGAAACTTAGCGATGTTTTTATGACCTAGATGTGGATCTCCCACGAAAAATGCACTCATTTTATTTTACCTGATCTGTGAAATCGTAAAGCTTAAAAGGATTTTCGCTTTTGAAAAAATCACTTTCGCTGTATTTTAATACATAGCCTTTAATTTGCCGTGCGCAGTCTTTAGCGAACTTCTCTGCTCCCTGCATTGCTTCATCATAAGATTGATGAAAGTTATTTTTTTTGTCAAATACTCTATATTTGCTGTATTGCATATTGTTATTTTATTGTTTCTAAAATGATGAGAAGAATGATTACGGTAAAAGTTTGAAAGCTATTCATAAGTCAATTTAAAAGCGACGATTCCTGTGTCAAAATTATTGGTAATAAAGCACTCTATGAACGCTTCGTTGTTGTGAAATTTGGTAGAGTTAATTTGGATTACATATTTAACTTTGTCAAGAATTAATTTGTGTAGATTTTCGGGTAGCGGCTCGAATTCTTCGCAAACAGGTTCGTCTCCGAGTTTCCACGGAAACAAATTATTTTCGCCGATTACGGTAATTTTGGGCATTTTCATTGCTTTGCTAATACGGTGTGTTTTATTTGATTTGTAATGTCTACCATTTTAATCAAAGAAAGAAGGTCGCTGCGGCCTTTTCTTTGATAGCCTGTGTAGAGAGGCATTTTGATATCTACGTTTAGTTTCGAAAGATCACACAGCTTTTCGCACAAACGCGCCAAAAGCTTTCGATTGACTAGCAGAAAATCTTCGGGACGCTCAAAAGCGATAATATCAGAATCTCCATATAGCCAACCTCTTTTGCCTTGCACGTTAGCGAATTCAATCCACACCACTTCGTCATTAAATTTGTCGTCAGCTCGCTTGACTTTTTTGCGGGATTTCACATCCACTGCTGTTCGCGGTGTCTTAATGCCTTCAATCCAAAAATCAATGTGTCTCATCTCTTCTGGGAAAGAGGATTTTTCACAAGAAAATCCAGCTTTACTCACGGAAGTTTCGAATGAACACTCTGCGTTTTCGCCGATTTGAAACGCTACGCCTGTTTTATCATATTTGTTTTTATACGCCATCTCTGGTATATAATACTAAAATTTCACCATTGTCAAGAGAAATTTTTGCATCGGGGTCTTTTCTTTTAATAAAATTTAAATAGGCTTTTAATTGGTGCTGGCGTTTAACTGTTCCCGCAAACGGCAAAGAGAGATCAAACCGATTCCAATAAAATTCTCTAAACGCTTTAAAAGCTTTCACAATATGAATAGGATCGCCAAAAATAAATTGTATCTCCTCGCAAGACTCTTCGTGGGAGAGAGCTATAAAAAATTTTATGCTACCATTTTGCTTGCAATAAAAAATATCGCACTCTTTCACTAAAAATTCATAATATTTTTTAATTTGTATTGATCTCGCAGAGTTATTTTTTATAGAACAAAAATCATAAGGCTTGGAGCGAATGCAAAAATCTATTAACGCCGATTCCACTATCTGATCATTGTTTTTTAACTGCTGAAAGTTCATTTTTTATATTTATAATAAAGTGTAAACTGATACATGGCACAAGGACAAAATAGAATAGCGAGCGGTTTATTAGAGCTGGAACCTACAGCTATTATAGAGCTTTTTTTACTGTATTTCAATACAGTTGATAATCCAAATGCATTTATTGCGTTTCATGGAGGCTCTGTGTATAACAAGGGTATTGTATGGCAAGGCATAGAGTATCTGCCTATTCCCGTGGAAACTGATGGTTTTGAAGTTAATGCTAACGGTCAATTGGCTCGTCCCAAAATGCGCATTTCCAACAAGGATTATTTTGCGACCGATTTATTGCTTAATAATGAGGATCTGCAATTTGCTAAAGTTATACGCAAAAGAACTTTCGTCAAATACTTGGACGATGTTAACTTTGACGGAGGCAATCCTTGGGGGGAAGCCGACGCATCTGCCGAATTATCTAATGATACATTTGTTGTCGGCCAAAAGACGGCAGAAAATAAAGTCTTTATTGAGCTAGAATTAACCTCTCCACTCGACCTTGAAAACTTCGAGGTAAACAATCGCTTGATTATGTCAAGATACTGTTCGTGGCATTATAGAGGCAATGGATGCAACTATCAAGGAATTCCCATCGCGACTGAAGAAGGAGAAAGTCTAATAGTCGGAGATCCCCAAGATTGGTTCGCAAATCAAGCTCTAAAAGAGTGGAATGCTCAACGAAATTACATCTCTGGCGATGCCGCTTATATTGAAAATAAAAAGATCACTATTGCCAGTAGAAATACTGCATCAGCAGCTCAATTTGCAAAAATTTGGTATGTGTGCCAAGCTGCTCACGCCAGTTCGCCCTCAACTATACCAGACAAAAATCCATCTCTTTGGACGCGAGACGGCTGCAATAAAAAACTTGATGGATGCAAGCTCCGTTTCGGCAGGGGAAATATTGAATTTAATGAACAAACAGTGCAGAGAAGCGCGTCTTTTGTGGATTTTACATCTCGCATCAACACGCTGCGATATAATAATATCGCTCCGAATGCTAACATATCTGGATCATCATTCATTACAGGCAAAGAACCTAGTAAAACCGTTGATCTAATTACAGGAACAACTAGCGCTTGGCAAACGAGCGGGACCGCTGTAACTGGAGCCATGTTAGGTTTAGAGTGGTCCACTCCTAGAAATATTAATAGAATTGATTTGTATGAGCCTGTTGGTTCGACTTATAATTTCAACAATGCTTTTATTCGTTTGTTTGATTCTGGCAACGCCGTAATTCACAGCGGAACGTTCGCCGTCGATATTAATGGATCTCGATCTACTACTGGTTTCGCCAACGCATTAGTCCAAAAAATTATTATTTCAGGCAGCGGTGTAACCAATGTTCCATCTTTAAGCGAAGTCGCTGTTTTTGAAACAAATCCTCCGCACATGATTTATCGCGATATCGAAACTTTGCCATTGCATAGAAACGATTTTTTCCAAATTGCCACATGGATTGAATCGAGTGGTCGGTTCGCCCGCCCCAACGAACTGTACTCTGTATTTCATAACGTGAGTGGCAATTGCAGACACAGTGGCATTAATTTATATTTTTCTGGGCAAAGTTTACATCTTGATTTTGCCACTCGCACCATAGGCTCAGTCGCATCTGCTACACAACACAACAGAACTTTAAGTATTCCATGGCAGAGTGAAACTATTCGTCCGCTGCATCTGATATGCTCTGGCGGAGTCGCTACAGGACCATCGCCCAGCACCGCAACCGCAGGTTATATTGAATTAAACGACGGCATATCGCACACTGGCCGTTATATTTTATCAGGCTCAGTTGGAGAATACTTTAGATTTAAAAATATCAATTATCAAAGCGGTATTGTTGCAAATCAAGATCGTTTAAAGTTCGCGTTGAATGATTGGCAATTTCCCACGGGCAACGAATTTGTTCCTAGCACAACAGGAGCTCCGAATCAAATCGTCTCAAACATGAAGCTTATTAGTCCAATTAAATTTGGACCCACGGCGTTTTGGACGGGCGCAAATGGAGTAGACGTTAGAATTGCAGAATCTAGCCAGAGCGTTTTTAAAGATTATGAGGATTTTACAGGCAAATCGTCCAACACGACTAATTTGTTGGGATGGTGGGAAATGACGATTAATGACGGAACTTCAGGCATTAGCGGCGCGAATAATAGCGCAAAAAAATTAATTGTTTCGGGAGATTCGCCTGATATTAATTTTAATAGCTCTAGCGTAGGCAGTGTTAAAATCGGACGAGTCGTTAATAGACCAAAAGAAAACGTAAATCTTCCATTCGGCGGATTTCCAGGAACGGAAAAATATGGTTAAAGAAGTAAAAAACAAAACAATCTCTAAAGTACACGACTTTGTTGTCAACTCTTGCAATCAACAATCATCGCAAGAAGTCTGTGGATTTATAGGCTATAACGGTTCTGAATATATTGCTACAGTTGAAAAGAACGATGCTGTTGATCCCAAGAATTTTTTTGCCATTAATCCAGTTTCTTATTTGATGTTCGCGGAAAATAACGATATGCTCGCTGTTTTTCACAGTCATATCGTAGGAGACGAAACTCCCTCTGAGTTTGACGTTAAAATGTCGGAAGCTTGCTGTATTCCTTTTGTAATTTATTCTCTTAATAGCAAAAAATTCCATATTTATGAGCCTAGCCATTCCGAATTGAATGTAAAAGCATTTGCAAGGCTAAAGGAGAAGTTTAAATGACACAAGTAATACTACACGGAATATTGGCAAAAGAGTTTAGAAAAAGCTTCAGCCTAGCAATTAAACGCCCTAAAGAGGTTTTTGACGCTATTTCATGCTCTCATGACAATTTCCGCAATAGAATTGTAGAATTAGCTAACCAAGGTATTCATTTCGCTCTGCTTGTAGACGGCAAAAAAATAACTTCTATGGAGGAATTATCTATTGCGTCAGATAACCAAAAAATTGATATTGCTCCTGTAATATGTGGACACGGACCCTTCCCTTTTATAGTTCCATTCATTGTCAAAGCGGGGGCGTTTATTGCGGGCAACGCCTTTCTCAGCCAATTGGTAGTTGGTGTAGCTATGATGGGTATCCAAATGATGTTGGCTCCAAAGCCCGAAACGCAGAGACCCGAATCAGTGGTAAACTCCGCGAAACAATCTTTTCTTTTTTCTTCTAAAGCTAACGTCGCAGAACAAGGCATTCCCGTTCCTGTAGGATACGGCAGATTGAGAGTCGGCTCGGCGATTATACAAAGCACCATAAAATCATATCCACAAGCTTTTGAAAAAGAAATCGCTTTAGCATCTGAGGGACAGCTTGAAACTAACGATATATCGTAAAATGAAGCATCTCAACAAAAAACAATCAATTAGAGGAGCGGGTAAAAAAGGACCTAAACCTCAACCAGCGATTTTGAGACCGCCTAAGCTGGGAGGCTTTAAAAGTGTTTCTTCTTTTAGTGTTGCGGAAATTGTTGATTTAATTTCTGATGGGCCTATTGAGGGGTTAGTTGACCAAAATGGTCAATTGTTAAGCGATAGTCTTTTTAAGGGTGTTTATTTAGACAACACCCCCATACAAAATACTCAACAATTAAACGATACAACTACACCCTTCAGCTTTGACAGCGTTTCTATAGCCGAAAGCGTCAATCCTATTGCGCAGGTTTGGATAGATTCTAATGGAGATTTTAAAACGATTGGTGGTAAACAAAACAAATTGTTTTCTGCTTTTAACTTCCTGGCAAGCGGGAATTTTTTTCCCTTCGGTTCGCCAAATTCGAAGCCTGGAGGCGAGATCGGGATAGCAGAATTCTTTAACTTTACGAGTTTAAGTTTACCACTTGCATCGCTACCATTATTTTTTTCATTGTCTAGCAATACAATAGAAATCCACAGAGAATCTCCGCTCAAAAGTAAATCTCCAATTTTAGCTTCATTTGAAAATCATTTAAAAAGCGTATCTAATAACGGCGCGAACTCTAAGCAGTCGGCGGATAAAAATATCAAAAAGCTGGAAAATATCAAAAGCCTAATGGAACAATCCTTCTATGGTCTCGCTAATCCAGTCGGAGGCTCGGCGATTTCTTTTATTCTTATTGATTTAAACGAAGTGACTATCGACTCTCTTAATGGCAGGAATTATGACGATAAAATAGAGTTTTTTGTTAACGGCATTCCCAATGAAAATGCATATACATTTGTTCAGCCAGAAATTTCTAATGGTAAATTTACGGGCAAACTGCGCGGCTTGATTGTTTTATATGTACCGCTAATTGAAAAAAATCTTTCTCAATTCTCAAATCTATCTCTAGGGTATAACTTAGAATATTATATCCCACGATCTTTATTAATTTCTTTGAATAGTTCTGATATTACATTGGATACGAGAAACGCATTTAATCTGTCCAGCAACCCAAATGATTTATTTAACTTTTCTAATGTATCTTGCCAATTTAAAAACGGGGAAGAGTACCAAGCGTCTTTGAATAACTTTGACAAAGTTTTTAATGATTATTTGTATGAATCTCGGCTATATGGACCATTCGATAAATTGAAAAGTATTCAAAGAATTAAATTAGACAGTAAATTCGCCGACGGAATTAATAACTTGAGTTTGAGCGTGAATCAATCGACTTTAATCAATGGATTTGAAGGTTCTGTAGATAAAAGAACTAGCGACAACTATTCCAATTGGAACGACAAAAATGAAAAAAGAGATTACGAATCTTTGTCTGTCACGCACACTATTGAGAATCCTTTTGTCGATCTAGTATCTGTTTCTATTGCTGTGAGCTCTTTGTCTGACACTGTAGAAATTGATACAAATTTGGGAGGCGATATCGGACTTCTTCAAGCTGGCTCTAAAGTTCCTTCGATTGTCGCGTTGAGAATCGAAACTGGCAAAATAACTAATGGGCAGAAATTAGACGTAGAGACTTACCCCTATTCTATTGTTGGCTTAATTGAGGGGGCATGTATTATTGATTTCGGTGCAGATGATGATGAAGTGGGAAATTTATTAAAAGATTCCGTCAAAATAATCGAAGGAGAAAGTTTTAAAGATCCCGCATTGTCTCAACCCTTCAAACTCTCTCCGCTTGTTGACAACGAGGAGCCGTCTTCCACCAAAAGATACGTCAAAATAGTTAAATTATCCGCAGAAACAAACTCCGTATTAATCAGTAAAGAGCTCTCGCTTGCGAAAGTAACTGAAATAATTGATCAGAGATTTTCTTATCCATTTTCAGCTATCGCTGGTATTAAACTCGACGCTAGGGCCTTTGGCGCTGTACCCGAACGCAGCTACGATTGCAAATTAAAAAAAGTCCAAATGCCCTCTAACTATCGAACCCAAGACAGCTCATCTTCTCTCGACATTCGATATGTCAGCAGCGCGACAAACTACACCACCCAAAAACAAATATACATAGGCGACTGGGACGGATCATTCACTTTCGGTTGGACAGATAATCCAGCGTGGATATTATATGATTTACTGACCAGTGAGCGTTATGGTTTAGGATCTTACATAGACGAATCTCAAGTAAACAAATGGGAACTTTATAAAATCGCTAGATTCTGCGATGCAGTCGATGAAGAAGGTTATTTTGTCGGCGTTAGTAACGGATTTGGAGGCTTAGAGCCTCGGTTCTCTTGCAATATTATGTTTAAAGAGCAAACGAAAGTTTATGACGCTATTAATGTCATTGCTAATTTGTTTCGCGGCATAGTGTTTTTCGGTGGTTCAGAAATCCATTTCCTAGACGACAGGCCCAGAACGCCAATAGCTTTATTTAATAATTCAAATACAAAGGAAGGAATATTTAACTATAGCAACGTCCGTAGAGACTTACAATTTAACACCGTCGAAGTTGTATATTTAGATCGCTTTGACAACTATAAAACAAAAGTGGAATATGTGCAAGACGAGCAGGATATTCGCAAAAGAGGCGTATTCAAAACAACAATCAACACATTAGGCGTAACTTCAAGAGCTATGTCTCGCCGCATTGGTCAGCACATTATTTACCAAACCACAAAAGAAAATCAAACAGTGTCATTCGACGCTGGATTAGAATCTTTATTGTGCCGTCCAGGAGATTTAATTATCGTCGAAGACGAAATGAAAACGCGAGCTACTAATTACGGAAGAATATTAGAGGTCGATGTGGCAAATAAAAAACTAAGAATCGACAATCAATTTATTAGTGGTGAATACACAGGATTCATTACTGTTTATTCGCCGACAGGCTATTCAACGAGCGAAGAATTAGATCAAATCGCTCAAATAAATAGAACAAGAGTCTCGGAATTTTCTATTACTGGTTTGTTAGGAAATAGCGCGTTGAGTGGCTTATATAAATTTTCTGGTTATACTTCTGGATTCAATAATCCAGACTACCCATCTCAATTTCCATTATATACAGGAACTGGATCGGTGGGACAAAAACTATTTTGCTACTACAACACAGGCGCGACTGGATTTGTTTTCGCTACTGGATTGGCATTGCAAAATGATAACACATACGATAAAATCATAACAAATACAGGCGTATTTTATGGTGCAGATATCTCGCCATTAGCTCTTGGAAATAGCGGTAACTATACTGGATTCACTTACAACACGGCAGCTTCTAATAAAAGAGACTCTCCAAGCGGTGCAATCTCTGGCGCTATAAGCTGGGACATTAATTTATATCCACCGACAAACGGCATTTTAGACGCAGAAATTAACACTTACAACATTTCACAAATTACAAAAATGTCGTTAACTGGGTTTGATAACACTGTCGATTATGGAAGCATCATCTCTTTAAATCAAAACGACCCAAATGTAGCGTTTTTACCAGCGGTAAAAGCGGGGAGTGTATATAGAATAGAGCGTCCATCGGCCTTGGATCAAATTTACAAAATCATTTCTATTCGCGAAAACTCTCAAAACGAATACAATATTATTGCTTCCCGATACGACACTGGAAAGTTTGAAACAATTGAAAAGTCCATTACTCAAGACTTCCTCGAAAACACTTACTATACTGGAATCGTTACAGTTGGAAATGTTCAAGTTAGTCAGGTCGCTACGCCACAAATAGTAACTTTTTCTGGATTCGGTCAAACATCATCAGGCTTTAGTCTTACTGGAAGATGGACAAGTGGCGTTAACGCGACAGGCTTCGATGCTTCTATTAGCAACTCTTTAGCGGGATACTTTGAGTCAATCACTACAAATCAAACAGGAGTCCAATTCACTGGATTAACGAATATCGGAAATTGGAAGCTGTCTGTCACAGCTTTAGCATCTTCTCAAAATATAAACTCATCGGCGGCGACCACAGGCACGTTTGTCGCATACACTGGCTCCGACATTACTACACTCACAAAACCAGCGGTTGTTGGTTTTTCTATCGAATAATTTATGTTTTCATATCAAAATAAAGTAGTTGGAATTAAAATAACTGGTCAGGCAAATTCTGACTTGTTTGATCTTTTAGTTAACAATGCACATGTCGGATCAACAACAGATTCGACTCAAGGCGACGGAGCTTATTTGATAGCGTCTAACGATAATGTATACACTTTTGAAGGAGATGAGGATTATAATGCTTTTTATTATTATGGCGAAGATAAGCCCATCTACTACTTTAGCGACCTTCTCCTAAACGAAGGCTCGAACCAGCTTTCTTTCATCAATAAAGTAAATAACGCAAGCGGCAATCGTCTACGTTACGAAGTTAATTCGTATGAATTAAGTGGATCATATTTAACTAGCCCTTCTTCGATTCAAACTGGAGAAATATCGCCAACTACTGGCTCTGACACAAGTGTATTTTTTAATTTAGCATTTCCAACAGCAGGGTCGATTTCATTGGTCGAAACATTTCCCGTGTTTAATATTGATACTGGTAACTTGAATCAAGTATTCACGGGAAGCGGGGTTCATTTGCAGAAAGATGTCACGCTTTTCTTCGATATTTTAGATCAACAACTTAACAGCGTTTCTTCTAATCAGCAATTTTTAGAAAATCCTTTAATTAGTGGCTGCGTATTTGACGTTTTGAACGCAGATGGAACAACCGCTGCCGCAAATTTCTCAACAGGCAAATTTGCTCGTTCTGTAACGATTTCAGCACTTGACAATGAGGATATTTTCGGTTCTTACCAAAAAGACTTTGGAGTAAGATGCAAACTGCCGAACACTTTCGATGGTTCGATTTTTACGGGAGAGTTTTATGTTTTTGGAAACCTGCCAAATATTTTGGACATTGTGCCTGATTATACAGAATTCTCTGGAGCCGCACAAGCCACGGAACTGATTAATACCGCGATTGTCTTGCAAAACGATTTGAACTTCACGCAAATGAACAGGTATGATGTTTACGCTTTGACTGGCAGCAGCTCAGCGGTAAACGAATTAACCTATTTAAATCCATTCGCTCAAGAAGGTTACTTGTTCTCTCAAAGCGCCGCAAACGTCGTGAACGCTCGCTCTCTCACAATCAACAGAGGAGCGTTGCCTCAAGACGTTCCACACTACTTCACGGTCGTTCCCTACGGAACGCTAGGCTCTGGAAGCGCCTTCTCGTTTGGACCTGCTACATTTGTGAGCGTCCAGAGCGTTATTGAATTAGATACAAAGGTTTATACTACTGGTGATCAAACGATCAGCGGTGTTAAAACTTTCGCAACGGGAATCTTTGCACCGAATCTTGTTTTTAACACTGGAAATCAAGCCATCAGTGGAGTCAAGGATTTCGCCTTGAGACCGACAGTAAATGGAACTGGAGTTTTGCTAGTTGGAGAGGCTAGTAGCGGAGCGTCCCTCACAGGTGTGGTGTTCACCACTGGAGCGCAAACGATTAGTGGTTTGAAAACCTTTAGCAACGGTATCATTTCTAGTGTCGGAATAACGGGAACGAATCTGGTTTTCAATACTGGAGCGCAAACCATCAGCGGTTTGAAAACCTTTAGCAACGGTATCGTTTCCAGCGTTGGAATCACGGGAACTAATCTGGTTTTCAATACTGGCGACCAAACGATTAGTGGTGTTAAGACTTTCGCAACTGGAGTAAATATCAGCGGACACCTTTCCGCCACTTCAAAATCCTTCCTTATCCCACACCCCGCAGACTCTTCTAAAAAATTACAATATGGTAGTTTAGAATCTCCTTATCATGGTGTCAGACTAACTGATAAGGGAAAGATTAATTCAAATTTCGCACAAATTGATCTGCCAAATTATACATCTGCGTTAGTGCTTCAAGAAGGATCGAACGTTCAATTAACTAATATTAATCATGATAAAACTCTTTTTGTCAAAGAGGTCAATATAGAAAATAATTATTTTAAAGTCGGTATGAATCGCGGGTGGTTCGATAAAAATGAATATGAATTTTATTGGAGTCTTACGGCTGAAAGAAAGGATATTCCAAAATTAACTGTGGAGTTTTAATTATATGGCAACTAACTACTCACCAAAAATAGTTACAGATGGATTAGTGTTGTGCTTAGAAGCTGCTAATAGAAAAAGTTATTCTGGAACTGGAACAGTTTGGCGCGATTTAACTGGTTCTAATAATGGAACTCTGACAAATGAACCTACATTTAGTAGTGCGAATGGTGGGTCTATTGTTTTTGATGGAAGTAATGATCATATTTTAGGGACTCTTCCATTAATCCCTTTTAATTCAAGTGTTACAATTGAAGCGGTTATAAGATTAAACAATACATCGTCAACTAAAAATATTATTACGCAAGGTCAAAGTGCTGTATCTTTTAGTTGCGGTATGGTTATTGTTGGGACTGAATTAAAATTTAGGAATTCATCTAACGACCACTCTTTATCTTCACCTCAAGTTTTATTAGCAAATCAATGGTATCATCTTGTTTTGTCTACAACTGCAAGCGGTACTACAGGTTATATCAATGCTGTATCAAGTGGGACTACTGTTCAAAAAGTTACAAGTAACTCTGTTGTAGATTACGCTATAGGTAAAAGACCTGGAGCAACATCCGAATTTATGAACGGTAATATAGCCAAAATTTCTATTTATAGTAAAGCTCTAACCCAAACAGAAATCCTACAAAACTACAACGCACTAAAAGGGAGGTTCGGACTTTAATGGCTCTTCATCATTCACCAAGAATAGTTACGAACGGTTTAGTCTTGTGCTTAGATGCGGCTAATCGAAAAAGTTATTCTGGAACTGGAACGGTTTGGAATGAATTGAGTAATAACATGTCTGCGGAGCTAGTCAACTCGCCTACTTTTAATTCTCAAAATAATGGTTTTTTTCAATTCGTGACTGATGACTTTGCAAGAATAGCAAACAATACTGCATTAGATACTCAAACTCCAACTGTGGAAGTATGGATTAAAACAAATGCAACAATCCAGAATGGATTTTGGTTTGAAAAAGGAACTGTAAATACACAGTACTCTTTATTTCAAGAAGGTGCAAGCATTCAGTGGAGAATGAATATTGGGGGGAACACAAATCTAACCACAACCACCGCAACTTATATAAACACCTCAAATTGGTATCAGGTAGTTGGCACATATACTTCTGGTGCTAGGAGATTATATGTCAATGGTATTCTAGTTAATTCTGATACCCAATCTGGGACAATAGCAACAAATTCTGGTGGTATGTCTATTGGAGTTTATGGTGGATTTTCTGGCGGTAGAGGATATCAATATAATGGAAATCTTTCGGTTTGCAGAGTATACAACCGAGCCCTAACCCCCGCAGAAATCCTTCAAAACTTTAACGCTCAAAAAGGCAGATACAATTTATGAACTACGAAAACAGACAATACCTAATATTCCCCGTAACGGAACTCGCCAACATCAACTTTGATGAAGTCTTAGAAACTTCTGCCGAGACTGTTCGCAAGTCAGTTGATAGCGCGAAGACCTTTGTTAAGTGGGAAAATGAAATGCCAGCATCGGTGGTCAGTTTAACCCAAGACATAGAAGGTCCTTATACTCATGAAGAGATTCTTACAATTTTGTCAACTGAGGAATGGAACCAACCCTTTAATTTAGAACCTTAATATGAGCGCATCATCAGGACCAGATATTATTGAAAGTGGATTAGTATTGTGCTTGGACGCTGCTAATAAAAAGTCTTATTCTGGTTCGGGAACTGTTTGGACTAATTTAGCAAATAAAAGTTTAAATTCCACTATATCGTCAGCGACTCCATTCGATAATGTGTACAATGGACGTATTAATTTTGAAGGCACATCAGGAAGTACAAGTATTGGTAAAACAATGACATTTCCCAAATGGACAGAATTAAATTTATCCACAAGCTTTACGATTAGTGTTTGGTTTTCTTTTACTCGTGTTAGTCCTGGGTTTTTTGACTTTTTGTTTGGGTGTGAGTCTTATTTAAATAGAGGTTTTAGATCTGGACTGCAAAGTGGTACTAATAAAATAGGTTTTTTTAGTACTCAAAGTGGTGGAAGTTTTAGTCATGTAACTAATTACGCCGCCACTCTTGACACTATTTTTAACTATACAATCACTTTTGATGTCAATACTGGCATAACTTATATAAATGGAGCATTCGACAAACAGACCACGGGTACATTCGTATCTCCAAGTGCTAGTGATATTTTTAATTATAATAGCGTCAGTGGTGGCAATAAATCTAATTCACATGTTTCAGGTATACAAATATACAACCGAGCGCTCACGGCAGCGGAAGTTCTTCAAAACTATAAAGCTTTAAAAGGAAGATTCGGGCTAACATAAGTGTAATATATCAATATGTCTAATATATTAATTCATCCGAATTCTGGTCTAATAGAATTCACAACAGGAGCTGCTGGTGGTAGTACTTTTAATACTAATTTCACTGGTGGTGCTTTTGTTAATAGAATGAGTTATGATAATTATGGTGGATTAAATTTAACCAGTTACGTTTCAAACCCAACTGGAGTTGATAGATTTACAGTAGACGGAGCAAATGGTAGATTATTTTCCGTAACAGATAATCTTTCTGGATCTCTTTTTAGCGTTAATGATATAGCTGGTCTTCCAATCATAGAAGCTTTTGATGATAACACTGTTATTATGGGGGCTTTTAATAGAAATGATTTTGTATTAACTGGAAATTCTTTAGGGTTAGGTGGAATACCAAACACTGGCACAACTAAATTATTTGTTAGTGGCAACGTAAACGTTAGTGGAAATGTGACAGCTAATAATCTCGTTTTCAATACGGGAGCGCAAACCATCAGCGGTTTGAAAACCTTTAGCAACGGTATCGTTTCTAGTGTTGGAATCACGGGAACGAATCTCGTTTTCAATACGGGAGCGCAAACGATCAGCGGTTTGAAAACGTTTAGCAACGGTATCGTTTCTAGTGTTGGAATCACGGGAACGAATCTCGTTTTCAATACGGGAGCGCAAACGATCAGCGGTTTGAAAACGTTCAGCAACGGTATCGTTTCCAGCGTTGGAATCACGGGAACCAATTTGGTTTTCAATACGGGAGCGCAAACGATCAGCGGTTTGAAAACGTTCAGCAACGGTATCGTTTCCAGCGTTGGAATCACGGGAACCAATTTGGTTTTCAATACGGGAGCGCAAACCATCAGCGGTGTTAAAACTTTCGCGAATAATATCTTTGCTCCTACAGCCTCATTTGGAACGGACACTACTCAAATCGCAACCACCGCTTTTGTAGATAATGCAGTTACCAGTGATCAGATTATGTCCACTATAGGAAGCAATCTTATTACTTCGCTAAAGTCCGCTCGTAGTAACGAGCAAAATGCTGGAATTTATTACTTCGCTACTTACAATAACGCTAGCGGTACTTTCACAGTAAAAACCTCCTCTGGACGAGCTCGTGTTGTCAACCCTACTAATGGACTTGATTCACAAGTTGGAGATGGTGTCGCCGCCAACAACATTAATTGCACACTGTCTTCTACTTCTACCAACGGGTTGCCACGCGCTTTTGCCGTTATATCCGTGGCTAGTGGAGGGAGTGTGCGATCTGGAAATATTAACGATATTTCGATGCCTAGCAAATTTGTTACTAATTTTGATGGCGCAGGTTTAAGTGGCTTGGGATCGCTCACTCTTTACAGTAACTCGCTTACTAGTTTTTCTGCCGCTGGTATGAGTAGCTTGATATCGCTCGACCTTAATGACAACTCTCTGACTAGTTTTTCGACAGCTGGGATGCCGTCCTACGTGACATATATCAACCTTGCTAATAACTCTCTTACTAATTTTTCGGCGACTGGCGTGGTGGAGATTTCGATTCTCAACCTTGACAACAACTCGCTTACTGGTGTGAATATGAATAATGTAGCAGCGGGAGGTTATTATACGAATTCTGTCTATTACAGTCTTGGATTAGACGTTTCAAATAATAATCTTAGCGCTGATGCCCTCGATGCTATGTACACTTCGCTAGGATTAACATTAGACGCAGTTATCGACGTAAGAGATAACCCAGGCGCTGAGTCATCAAATGCCAGCATCGCCACTGCTAAGGGATACACTGTTATCGGTGCATCCCCGCCTTAAAAATATGAAAAAAACTTATTTAGACACTCCAAATGCAGCGGTTGCCTTAAACTTTAAAGTTGGCAGCAGCACACTTTCTCGCGCCGTTATAAAAACATATCATTCCGAACTGGAAAGATTGATTACAGAAGGCGCTGCTTATCCTGCGGGAAAGTCAGCGGATAATACGCGCTGGCATTTTTTATGTCCTAAAGTAGATCCGTCGGATCGTGCGGTTACATTGTTGGCGGTTAGAGATCCTATAGAAAAATTTAAATCGGCTTGCGCAGAATCAAGAATTGCTGATGTTGATGCAAAACTCACCGATATTGAAACCAACGGATTTACAAGAGACTCTCACTTTTGGCCCCAGTCACGATTACTGCACTCCCCAGCTAAACTTTATCGTTTTCCAACGGATTTTGATGAACTGGCGGTAGAGGCGGGGCTTTCCTTACCACTTGTTAATATCGATGGTGGACGAAATCTTCTCAAACCCGAACTCACAGTCGAGCAGATATTGCGAGTCGAGACTATCTATGCAGAAGACATTGATCTGTATGAATCAATTACAGAAGCTGGGACGCTTTACGAAAAAGCCGCAGTAGAACCTGAACCTGAACCTGAACCTGAACCTGAGCCTGTTCCATATTCCATCAATTCTTGGCAAGCAAAAGCGGCGTTGCGACTAACGCCACACCCGCAGGGTGGAGATATGTTAACCGCAGTCGAAGCCGCAATTTTAGCCATGCCAGAAAGTATAGAAAAAGTTATCGTACAAAGTGCGTGGGCGAACATCGCGACTTTTGAGCGCACATCTCCGACTATTCTTTCGTTTGGGCAAACTCTTGGTTTAAGTTCCGACGACCTTGACAACCTATTTCGTCTTGGAGGAACTTTTCAAGTTTAATTAAAAATCCCATAAATGACAACTGCACAACCTATCAGCTTACGGGTCTTGGAACTGAGCTATGCGGTCTCTTGACAAATGGAAGTTCCTATTCTGGATATCGCTATCATTTTCACGCCACAATGATCTAATCTGCAATCATAGCCTCTATACCCATTAAGAAGTCCAACTTACTTTCTTCAGGAAGACGAGAGTAAAGCTTTTTTGCTCTACGATATGATCGTTTAGAAATCGGGTTTTCGGGGCTGAGCATTTTTCTAAGTCTTTTTGCTTTTTTATTATTCATAATTTACTGATGTATGTTTCACTATCTTTGAGAAATCCCATTTTTTTGTAAAACGATTTTACTTTTTCGTGCGAAGGATTATTCACGGCTGTAGACATCGTGACGTATTTACAACCCATTTTACGAGCCGCATCAGTCGCCGTCTTAAAAAGTTTGTAGCCCGCTCTTGGATTCTTAGATAACCACAGAAATTCGTGAATTATTTCTTGATTAAATTTCGGGCATCGCGTTTTATTAAAAGCAATCATCGCGTCAAACTTGCCGTCTTTTAAATTTCCCCACACTAAGAAATCCCATGCCAAAATAGAAGGATGAGAAAAGTTTGCCTTGATAGTTTCTGGGCTATGTGCTAACAAGGCGTGACCTTCGGTAGAATCGTGCTGTTCGAAAAGCTCATACATGTCGTCGATAAGCTTTTCGAACTCTGCGGGATTAAAGATTCGTTTAATCATTAATTTTTTTGATCAAAACTCTAGCAGTCTTCGCGGGGACATCGGCGAAACTCTTCCAATCCTTGGCATCTGCCAAAAGACTTAGGGTAGATTCGTCATTAGCTTCCGAAGCGACAGTCCACATATTGCGGAGATGAGCCTTAAAGTCTTCGAACGAAAAGATTTTCAGCTTGTCGTTGACATTCTTTTCTAAAGCTCCTTGAGGAGTAATGGGAATGGCTGTTGATTGAATCAAATCAGAAATATCTACTGTTTTGTTTTTAGACTTGTCGATTTCATCTGCCCCGACAATATGAATATTTAAGAAGTTGCGAACGCATCGAACAAACGCCCGATTACACGCGATAGTTTCCAGAAACTTTAAACAGAAACTGTCTGTGTTTGCTTCTGTAGCGTTTGCGATATCTTCAAAATGAACAGGCTGATTGCCTGTTTCAAAGTTCCCCATCCACTCGATTGAGCAGTGAGCTACAACATAATTTGGAGATATATGATCGACTTTATAGCTAACGCTAGTAAAGCCTCGAAGACGCGCTAGCTCTTTGATGCCACCAAGCATAATCAATAGTTGTTTGTCGTCTAAACCTTCAATCGAGGCGGGCATCTGCTGCTTTCGAATCTCAAAGTAATCTTTATTCGGATACAAAAACTGAGAGTCGATCATTGCTCGCCAATCTACAAATCCTTCTGGAGTGAACTTGTATTCTTTTTCATTGATTAGTCCGTCTTGGTCTCTTGTAATTTTATTTTGTGTCATAAATATAGAAATGGTTCAATTCGCTTAGGAGCAGTTCATCATCTTCTATTACTAGGTTTTTGTCAAGGACATTTTTGTCTTTTTTCCAATGATAAGTGCTAGGGTATTTTTTACCGTGAGACAGTAGTGTTTTGTTCGAGTGAAACACAGACCGATTAAAAGTAATTTTTTTATCTTTTAAAATAGACTTGTCAACACTGACATAAACCTGCACATTAAAATCAAAATACTTGTCTCGGATCTTCGGAAGAATGGCTCCGTCTTTCACTAATAAATTGACGTTGACACCCAAACCGCCAATGTAGTTTAGATAATCATGAGAAATACAACTCTGGTCATCCACGAAAAAAGAAATGCTCTTTAGCTTGCCTCGAACTTTCTGAATGAATTGGTGAGGTATCATTTTATCGGCGAAGAATGAAAATGAGGGCAAATATTCGCACCACATTTCAACATATGAATGAGAATCGACATAATCAAGCCTCACAAACCAATGCTTTTCCGACATTCCTGGTATCTGTTCAAAAAAGTCTGGGACCAACTCGAAAACAGGATGATGATAAAAATCTCCAATAAAACGAGTTTTAAGCGGAATAGATTTGTCTGACGCAAATTTTTTGATAATTGCATTGGCGATATCCTCTGGTGGAATTTTGTTGATTGAATCGTGTTGATCTACAACGTTAAAGCTCGGCTTGACTTTCCAAGGAGCTTCGATATTTGTTTTATTTTCAGGAGAACTCCAATATCCATCACAACAAGCGGCGTAAGAATCGCCGAACAATGCGACAATAGGAACTTCGTTAAAGCTCGCGTAGTGCATGAGAGCGTCGTTGCATCCGATATGCAACAAGCTGTTTTGAACAATATACGCTTGCTTTTTAAAATCAAGATCAAAAATCATTTCATCAACTGACGAAAGCTTCGGCGATTTTGACGAGCCGATTTGAATAATTTTAATCGACTGCTTCTGTAATGCTGAGCGAACACTGTCAAAAACGATATCAAAGTATTTGTATTGTTTCGATTGAATTTGAGACTCTACACATACGGTGATATACTTATCTGGGACGACTGGAAAAAAATGTTCCGCCAAAACAGGCTTGCCGATTTTCACACCAAGATTTTTGGCATACTCTTCTATTAAGTGGCTCATTGTAAATTGAATTGAATTTTATCTTTGCCGCCGTGAATATAGCAAATGTTTTTTTGAGTTGTGGTGGTCGGCATAAAGGCTAAATCGAAGTATCCTTTGTGATCGCCCGCTCCCTCTAAAATAAATGAATTTTCTAACATTTCAGAATATAAAATACATTTGTGAACAAAAGGATTGTCTTCAATCAATGAAAAATATTCTTGTCGCGTAGCGAAATAAATATTGTAATTTGGATATTGTTTGTGCAGGTTCTCCATCAGACCGTTCAATAAAAGAACGTCCGATTCTCCTCCTTGCACCAAAACGCAAATACGTCTGCCTTCGTCATCTTTTTCTAAAACGCTTCCGAAATCAATTGGTGTTTGCTGTTGCTGTAAACACACTTGGCGAAAATGATTATGCATTTGTTCGCGATTTATTTCTTGTTGCAATTTGTTTCTCCATATTTTAAATGAAGTATGATTTTCATCTATCATTTCCCCAAGCATTTCTTTATGGAGCGAAACAATAAAGTCTTTTTCGTTTGCTTGGAAGTCGGGTTGATATTCAGAATTGAACCGCGAAGGAGGATTGTCAAAGTCATAATCAACTTCGGGCATTGAGTCGATAATACGCTCTAATTCTTTGCCGATTGCTTCAATCGAACACTCGTCTATTACAAATTGGCGGGCCTTGATGCCAATCGCTGCTCGTTCAATTGAAGGAGTATTATAAACAGCAAGTAGCTGTTCGGCGATGTGATTAGGATCAGTAGAAGCTTTAATAAATTGAGTTCCTGGCTCTCTGTACTCCGCCCAATTAAGAGGCAAACCGCCGCTTTCTTCTGTGCAATATTCTTCGCCGCAGGAGTAGTTTGTAACAAGAGTGATCAGCTCAGTAAGTTTCGCTTCTTGAATTGGAATTTCTTGACCGCCACTTGTGAATGGGTGGCAATATACGTCCATAAGGTTGTAGACTTCATTCAATTGGTCTTCGCTTGCTCCGTTAGTAATATTCGTAGTGCTTACTGTCTTTTTACCGCCACACGAAGGACAGTCGCGATCTTGACCGATAAATGGAGAAACGAAATAGCTTTTGCATTGATGACAAAAATAAGTAGTTAGAATATCTTTGCCATCAATATTTTTTTCTTGCAGAAGCATGGGAATATCCCACCCCTCTGACCAGTGGGTGTGAAGTAGAAGTTTAGCATCGGGGACTTGCTGTTTGAAAATTTTAAAACCTTCCAGCAAATTGGGAACGCTTTTTCTCAGTTGATTTCTAAACACGAAACCTACAATAAACTCGTTAGACAAATTAAACTTTTGGCGCAATGCAGCGCGTCTATGGTCGTCCATCCGATAGAATTGATCGGCGTTCAAGCTGCCATGTAGAGTTGTGATATGATCGTAACCCATTTTTTGAAATGCTTTTTCCGCAAAAGAAGACCACACATAATAGTGTTTGATTTTGGGCGCGGCATCAATAGCTGATTGCAGAATAGGTAAGCTATCGAGCGTAGTCCAAATCATTGAATTGACTTTATTCCACCATGGCTTTTCATAAAAACCATCAAATGCCCAAATGTCCTCGATACCGATATAGACATCGGGGCGCACAGTATTGATAACATCGTCTATACCAAAAGCTCCATATCCAGCTTGACGCTGCTGATGTTGGTCTTGATTGATTTCCGCCATCTTTTGGACATCAGGCAAAGAGCCGTAAGTGGTCCATGGAGTACCGCTCACCTCTGGACAGCTTCTCATTAATCCATTGGCGAGCTCAAAGACTTCATACTTACCCGTATTAAACAGATAGCGCAAGATATTTTTTTTATGCTTACCAAAGCCTGTAAAAGCCTTACAAAAATTTGAATGTATAAGAATCTTTTTTTTAGTCATCGCTGCGATTTTGCGTTTGGGCGTTGGTGCGAGCTTCGTAAAGTTTCTGCAAAATCATTTTACAGAATTCTCGAATTGCGTAGGCTTCTCCAGTCTCGATACCGATACCAAATTTTAAAGCTGAGTTTTTGGTGATCGAAAATGAGAATGCTTTAGATCCATCGCTTTTCGCGTATGGTTTAAAAGAGATGGCAGTCTTGTTGGTTTCGTGACTGTGGAACGCTTTATATTCGCAGTAGTTTTCAATAGCATTGATGATGCCTCCTACTTCAAACTCGTTGAGTTTAATGATTGCAGTTTTTTCAGGATTTTTTACATTCTCAGAAAATGAACCATTTTTAGTTTTTTCATCCCACGAATGCTGCATAATAGCGTTGACATAAAGGCATGGATCTTTGTATTTGCCAGACGTTCCAAGGCGGAAAGAGAATGCGCAACCACTGTTTTTTGAATTGGGCTTGTAGAGCTGAATCATATCTTTATTTTAAATACAGAGTTGAATTTTTCTACCAAAAATGTAAGATATTATGTGCCATACTTGAATCATAATATTCCCACAATTACCTGTTTGTTACGCAACGAATATCTTTTCAATCATGAAAAGGGGCATGGCGAATATACTTCATGCGATGTTCACTCTGTAGCGTCTATTGAAAAGAGGGTTCCTTTATTTGAGGCGTTTTTAACAAATGGAGTTAATTGGACGCGCAGACCTATTACGGCATTTTGTTGGAAGCAGTGCGATCCAGTCCCACTCGAACATGCCATGTATTGGGATTGTTTTAGTCCATATATCGACGTTCAATTTCGCGCTCGTATGAAAGGTCTTAGAGCCCTGCTTATTACGCCGCAAAATACCAAGGAAGCGGGAGAATACATGTTTACACTAGATTGGGGCTGGGAGAATAAAAGCATCTTGGATACTAATTTCTCTGAAACACCAGAACATAAATGCGCTCATGTGTTTAAAATGGACAATGGCAACTTTTATGCTTATCCCAATAACCGAATTGTATGGCACGACAATGCGTGGGTAGACAAACCAATTGACAAAAATCCTGGATATAAGATTGATTTGACTGTTTACAGCGTCGAAAATAAACGGACTCTATTTACCGACTATAGCTATATGACGGAATTTACAGAAAAACCGCAAGAATCTAAAAATGCCATTCAATAAAAACGAATTAATTAAACAAATACGCAACGGCATATTGGTAAAAATCGTACCCAGTTCCATTGTTGGTGCTGGTGTAGGTGTCGCAGTGCTTACGGAAATTGATAAAGACGAAGTGGTTTTTGCTCCCAAAGATACTCATTTCGTCTGTTGGGATGAAATTTCCAATGTCGAAGGCGATATTATAAACTATATTAAAAAAGTCTGCCATAACAATGAATATGGCTTTTGGATAGATTGCCACATCAACGATATCGGCGCGGCTTATTTCGTGAATCATTCCGACGAGCCAAACTTAATTCACCACAGAGAGCGAGATATTTATTATGCCGCAAGAAAAATCGAAATAGGGGAAGAGCTTACGTGTAAATATTCTCTAGACGAGATTGATTGGGTGTAATAGTCTTCGATGAGCGCTACTTTCACTGGAATAACTATCGAACAAAGATCCTGCTACGATTTGACGCTCACTATTCAACAAAATGGTGGAATTTATAATTTGAGTGGAGTTACTCTCACTGGTCAAATTCGTAGAAATTTTGATGATGCATTGCAAGCAGTTTTGACAACGGAAGTTCTTAGCTCACCAAGTGGTGTTGCAAAAATTAGTTTAAGTTCCGCTCAAACGTCGAATCTTGATTTATCGCCATCTTATTGGGATTTATATGCGGACAAATCTGGAGAATGCTCAGACAAACTTGTGTATGGCACTGTTGATATTGTCAAATCCGCAACTTATCCATGAATGAAATTAATTAATATGTATCTGCATTGTTTTTGCTCGATCCAATCAACGGCTCCATAATATCTCTCACTAAAAACGAAGCGTATTGATTAAGGCTTGGTATCATTGACAGTACTTCTTCGTTACGCAGAAAAACGCTAACAATCTGTAGGATTTTTGAGGGGCGAGAGTTTTCATATAGATATATTTCGCACAGATAATTAAAAATCGTTTCAAAAACAAACAGCCGAAGCATTAAATTGAAGCAAAAGTTATACTCTTCGGTGAATTTCTCTTGATTAAAATCAGGGAAAAGAGATTTATAATCCATCGCGAACTGTCGCTGATATTCTAGAGAGACTCCCATATTAATAAACAAATAGCACAGATCGAACAACTGATTTCCCATGTAGCCTCCTTGCAGGTGTTGGAATTTAAATAGATTGTTTTTTATTAAAATATTATTGGAGTTCAGATTGCCGTGGCAAAACTCGGAAGTCTTACATAAACTCTGCCGCGAAAGATGCCCGATTTCGTTTTTTAAAATTGTGACGATTGAGCGCAAACTGTTTATATCAGAATTTCTAGTGATCGCTTCTATTGAATTTTCTGGCAGCTTATCTATATCGCAACGATCAAAAATATCATTTATATAATGAGAAAAATTTCTATCGACTGACACGCTGCGCAATTTATCAAAAGAAAATAAGAAAGAATCTTTATGCTCTAAAACAGAAGATATTCCAAATTCCGCCACAGTTTCGGCCACTTCAAGAGAAGTGACGATATATTGCATAGAGTCTCCATATTTAACCTTTCCGTGCTTATGTGGAACTGGTGCGAATGGGGACAACTGTTTAAGAATATCGAATTCATGAGCAAAAAAAGAACCTTCTCCGTCAAGCGAGTATTTGAAATAGCGAGGCTCTCCATCAATCACAGCCTTCAAGCAGTCGAAGTCCATTTGGGAATCTAAAAAACAAACATCTTTAACCGAAGCGAATCCAATCTTTTTAAGAACCTTTTCGGCGAATAAAACCACTTCAGAGTCTTTGTTTTCCAAAGAGAAAACATACGGTCTATTAGCTATTTCTTTAGATTTCACTTTATATTATACAAAA